CTATCACGTAAATATACTATGCAATGTAAAATGTGTGGTAATATCAAAACTAAGATCGCTAAATGATGGTATAAATAATCCTATTACTATGGGGTTATTCTATGTGGCATTACAAAGGTGAGGAATTCACCTCTGAACATATTGGAGATTATATTGGCTTTGTCTATATAATCACTGATGGTTCTAACGATAAAAAATATATCGGTAAAAAGCTTTTCAAATCAAAAAGAAGACTTAAACCTTTAAAAGGTAAAACTCGACGCCGCACAAAAGTTGTTGAGTCAGATTGGCAAAAATATTATGGTTCTTCTGAAGAAGTCAAACTTATGGTTGAAGAAAAAGGCCCAGATAACTTTTACCGTGAAATAATACATCTTTGCGATAAGAAAGGTGAAATGGGCTATCTCGAACTTTATGAACAAATTACTCGTCATGCGTTGTTGGACGACTCATATTATAACGGCATATGCCAAGCTAAAATCCATAGAAGCCACGTTAAGGGATTAAAATGGCTCATGGATGATAGTAATGGTTGACATTTCTATTAGAATAGATTATATTAATCTAGAATCAGTTAATGGAGAATGTCATGATTATCAAAAAAACAAGTGCCTTTTCAGGAATTGTCCGCACAAAGGATATTCCTATGGATCCTAAAGACTTTGCTCAATACGAAGCTGGGTACGGAAGTATGGATGACTTACTTCCTTACTTATCAATTGAAGATCGTGAATTCATTCTTTCGGGCATGACACCTCAAGAATGGAAAAATGCGTTTTCCGAAGAAATTCTAAATATCGTGGAGGACCAATTTGCATGATCATTTTATTTAATGGTCCTCCTCTTTCAGGAAAAGACGCAGCTGCTGATTATTTCAAAAAACAAAAAGGTTGGAAACACCTTTCTTTTAAATATCAATTGTATAAAGAAACCGCAAAATACTTTGATATAAGCTATGAATGGTTTATGAATAGATATGACGATCGTTCTGTAAAAGAAGTTCCTCATATGGATCTTGGCCATATGTCTTGCCGTGAAGCAATGATTTATGTTTCAGAAAAAGTAATTAAGCCTAAACGTGGTTTAGATTATTTTGGTCTACAAGTTGCAAACGAAATTGATATGAGTAAGAATTACGCAATTTCTGACGGCGGATTTGTTGACGAACTCCTTCCTGTTATAAATAGAGTTGGATCCAATAATTTCGTATTAGTGCAGCTTACACGTGAAGGCTGTGATTATTCGACGGACTCAAGGCGTTATTTTGACGGTAACGTTATTCAAGAGTTCACTAACGAAAAACAGACCGCAATCAATAAAAAATATGTATTGCCTCATAAGTTTGAAGTTGACACTTACAGAATCCATAACAATGGAAATCTTAAAGACCTTCATAATGTTTTAGAAGCAATATATAAAAAGGAAGGACAACGTGGACAAATCAGCAAACAGAACAGAAACTCAGCGTTATCTGAAAAGTGTTTTCAATGAAAATCCTTATGACATTGAAACTTTTTTTGAAGGCCTTGAAATCATGGCAGATAATGGAAAAGAACTATTCTTTGTAGACAGGGTTTTATCAAGAATAAGAAAAGAACCTACTATTGATTTAGCTACGGCCACCTTTGAAGTATTAAGAGATTACGAAGTAGTAAAGTTGGTATTTAAATAACATATATAAAGTGAGATAGATTATGACAAATGATGAAATGAAAGATAGCCTTCATAAAGGCATATGTAAAGTTGTTTTTACAAAAAAGAATGGTGATGAGCGCATCATGCATTGTACACTTCAAGAATCAATGTTACCAGAACAAATTGACATTGAAGAACAAATTCAAAAAAAGAAACCAAATCCTGATGTTCTCGCAGTATGGGATGTTGAAGCTAAAGGCTGGCGTTCATTCCGTTGGGATACAATTAAAGATTTTAGCACGGAGTTTAATTTATGAGCTGTATTTACCAAGGTAACATTATTGAAACAGAACAGTCCAAAAATTCAATAGGCGGAACTGAAATGATGCGTAAGCGCGTTATTGATAATGTGCCAAGCGATGTATTGCAAAATTTTGCTATTCATTTTTCGCGCCCACGTGAAATGTACACTAACGTAAAAAACATTATGTACTGCCATGACTTAGCTGAAGATCCTGAAAACAAAGTTCTTGCAAATAACGGATGGAAAGACTTTGACCATTTTGTTTTTGTAACAGCATGGCAACGAGATATGTACATCACGTATTACAACATTCCGTACTCAATGTGTTCAGTAATTCCTAACGCGGTTGAAAAACCTTATAACCCAAATCTCGATAAAGATGCAAATGAAATCCGTTTGATTTATCATACTACTCCGCACCGTGGTCTTGAACTTTTGTATCCAATCGTAGATGCGTTGTCTAAAGATTATAAAAATATTCATCTTGATGTTTATTCTTCTTTTGCAATTTATGGCTGGGTTGAAAGAGACGATCCTTACGTTGATTTGTTTACGAAAATCCATGCTCATCCTAATATGACATATCATGGCTCAGTTCCTAATGAAAGAGTATTAGCCGCGTTGGATAAAGCTCACATATTCTTATATCCAAATATTTGGAAAGAAACATCTTGTATCGCGTTAATTGAAGCAATTAAAAGCGGCGTACTTTGTATTCATCCAAATTACGGTGGACTATCTGAAACCGCAGCCAACGCAACAATTACATATGATTGGCATGAGGATCCTAACGTACATGCTAATCGCGCATTTTCAGTTGTAAAGCAAGTATTAGATATTCAAAAATCTGATCCAAACTTCATTCCAAAGTTTACAACATCAGATCGCTTCAATTTAGCACGGAACAGTATAAATAGTTTTACAAATAGTTGGAACAGATTATTGCAAGATTTAAATAGCGCTGGAAACGGATAATGTCTAATGTCATAGAATTTCCTGTAAAGGACAAAGTTAACGCGTCAGCAAAGACACGTGAAGAACTACAGCAAGTTCTTATTGATTATAAGGAAGAAATAGCCGAAGAAGCTTCTGAATACTTATGGAGAAATCTTCTTGGCGAAATGTCACGTATGGGATGCGATTTTGATAAAGAAATAAAAAAGCATTTTCCATCTATGGTATTAGTACTTGAAGCAATTAGGTCCTTACATTTACAAGCTCATGGCGTTCATCATCCATTGCAAGAGTTTGCTTCAGAATTTGTTGATATTGAAGAAATAGAAAATTTTGAGGCAGAAGCTAAAAAAATGGTTGACATTGAAGAAGATTTAGATTAGTATAGTAATTATTAAATAAAATTGAAACAGAGAAAACAAAATGGCTATACTAGTTGACTACAATCAAGTTATTCTTGCTTCGCTATTCGCAAGCATCGGTAACCACCACAACGTGGACATTGACGAAAATCTTATTCGTCATATGTTCCTAAATTCAATACGAGCTAATCGTAAAAAGTTTACCGAAGATTACGGAGAAATCGTAATATGCGCTGATGGCAAAAATACATGGCGCCGTGAACTATATCCATATTACAAAGCTAATCGTAAAAAGTCTCGTGATGAGTCTGAACTCGATTGGACTCATTTGTTTGGTATTATGAATACTATCCGCGACGAGCTAAAGGAGTTCTTTCCTTACAAAGTTCTTCATATGGATCATCTTGAAGCTGATGATATCATTGGTACCATCATCCACGAGAATGGCACTGTCCTAAATGGCGGAGCTGAACAATTTCTTGTTCTATCTGGAGACAAGGACTACATACAGTTACATACTTACGCTAATGTAGATCAGTTTGACCCAGTTCGCAAACGTTGGATTCGTAATGACAATCCTGACCAATATTTAATTGAGCATGTCTTAAAAGGTGACACTGGTGACGGTGTTCCAAATATTCTTTCACCAGACAATTGCTTAGCAGTTGGCCAACGTCAAAAGCCTATGACTAAAAAGCGCATAGAGCAATTCCGTGCTGGAACAGATGGAATGGACGAAGAAACATTACGCCGTTATCATCGCAACAAGACAATGATTGACTTGTCTCAGATTCCTACAAATTATCAAACGGCAATTCTTGAAGAGTATAACATAGACAAAGATGTTGGACGGTCTCAACTGTTTAACTTCTTTGTTAACCGAAAACTCAAAAACCTAATTTCAGATATACAGGATTTTTAAATGGCAGTTAGAAGATCAATTTCAGAAATCATAAATAAAGCAATAGAAATACCAGTTAAGAAGGATAAAGTGGCGTGGCTTCAAGAAAACGAAAATCAACCACTAAAAACTATTCTTAAACTTTGGTATGACGAAACTGTTGAGTTTTTAATTCCTGACACACCTCCACCTTGGAAAAAAAATGAGTACGAGGATGAAGCTAAAAGTTTGTTGTATCACGAAGCTCGTCGCCTTAAGATTTTTATCAAAGGCGGCGGTTATGATAATTTAAACCAAATTAAGCGTGAAAGTTTATTCATTAGTTTATTAGAAGATGTTGATAATGATGACGCTGAAATGTTGTGTAAAATGATTACTAGAAAATCACCAAAAGGATTATCTTTAAAGACAGTCATGACAGCATTTCCTGACTTAATAGAAATTAAAGAGAAAGTATCATAGGAAAGACCAATGGCTAAAAGTTTTAAAGAGTTCCGTGAAGATTGGGAACACGATGAATGGGGTCACAACGAAGAACGAAGCGTACGCAGTAAGGAAAAGCGTATGAAAAATCGTCGTGATAAAAAGAAACTGAAACGGCAAGAAAAATATTCCAATCTTGATACTGAAGAACAAAAAAGATAATTCTTTTTCATATTAACTATTGACATTTGAGTACAAATAGGTTATATTGATTCTATAAGGTAAAACAAAAGGAATCAATCTTATGGGTACTTCATCAATGATCGCAAACTACAACGAAGACGGCACAGTTACTGCAACATATTGTCATTATGATGGTTATCTTGCTTATAACGGCCGTCAGTTGTACGAATGGTATAACACACCAAAGCTTGCCAAAGAATTGGCAAATGCTGGTTATATCTCATCTTTAAAAGATGACCTACAAACATCTTTGGATGAGTCAGTCCATTCAAACCAATCCCCTGTAACATATAATTCAGTTGAAGAATTCTTAGCAGAAGGACGCGAATTTGCCTCTGCTGATTATCTTTATCTTTTCGATGGTGACGCGTGGTTCTTCACTTCAACTTATGGACCAAATGGCACTTGGTTAATGGAAGAAGTTGAAATGAATTTATTTGCGGAGTCTGCATAATAACTATTGACATTTGCTCGCGAATCAGATAGATTGTATATATCAACAAAGGAAAATGAAAATGAAAAAGTTAAACCAAACAACACTGAAAACAATCCGTAACGCTGACAAGGATACACTTGATGCAATTATCACAGAAGTCAAAAATCGTCAACGTCAAACGCAACGTGAAATCGGAAACGCATTTAACGTCGGAGATAAAGTTTGGTTTGACGCAAATCGCCGTGGTCGTATTGAAGGTCTGATTTCAAAAATCAATCAGAAGACTATCGTCGTTAAAACTCCTACCGTAACTTGGAAAGTTACACCATCACTATTAAAGAAAGTAGCCTAATATGTATAACCGTTCTAATGAAACCATTGCCGACAAAGACATCCTAGTTGACGTTGACGGAGTACTCCTTGATTGGGAATACGCGTTCACAGGTTGGATGGAACGTCATGATTATCAAATCCAAGAAGGCATGGAAGATCAGTATGATATGACTCTTCGCTATGGCTTACGAGTTGAAGATAAAGAACGGATTGTTCGTATGTTCAACGAGTCTGCTTGGATCCGTAAACTTCCGCCTTTACGTGATGCAATTAAGTATGTTCGGAAACTCCATGAGGAACACGGATATGTCTTCCGAGTAATCAGTTCATTGAGTACTTGCTATTATTCTCAACATCTTCGAACTAAAAACTTGATTGAAATGTTTGGTCCTAGCGTCTTTGAAAACTTTACTTACCTTGACACTGGAGCTGACAAAGATGATGCTCTTGCGCCATATTCTGGAACTGGTTGTTATTGGGTTGAAGACAAACCACAAAATGCTGACCTTGGCACTGCGCTTGGTTTAGAAGCAATTCTAGTCAATCACCATCATAATGAAAATACTGAAATTAATTCTCTAACCACTCGTGCAAATAATTGGAAAGAAATTTATGAATTAATCGTTGGATAACTGTTTTGCGTTATAAATAGTTTTACAATTGGTAAATTGGTACACTATGAATTATTTGAAAAAGAGGAGACTTGATGCCAACCTATACGTTTGAAGATACAAACACTGGTACTGTATTTGATAAAATTATGAAGATCTCAGAGCGAGATCTCTACCTCAAAGAAAACCCTAATATAACTCAAAGAATTGGAAGGCCACCAGCTATTGGTGACTCAGTACGTCTTGGTCTTAAAAAGCCTGACGCTGGGTTTCGTGATGTTTTAAGCAACGTAAAAAAGCACCATCCAAGTTCAATTAAAAAAGGTGGAGCTCAAAATAAAATAAACACGTGGTAATAAACCACTAGGAGGTTTCATGGCTAAACAGCGCAGACTATCCCGGAAAGAAAGAAGAAGAGCAGAAAGAGATCAAGAACATATGATGCGTGTTTTAAACACTAAGTTTTCAATGCGACAAATAAAACCATTAACACCATCTCAATCTGATTTATTTGACTCTTATCAACAAGGATTTAATCTAGCAGCCATCGGAACGGCAGGTACAGGAAAAACAATGTGTGCTACATATTTGGCACTCAATGATGTACTACAGAAAGGAGAATATGAAAAGGTCGTCATAATTAGATCTGCAGTTCAGACAAGAGAGCAAGGTTTTATGCCAGGTTCTCAGGCACAGAAAGAGGCAGTGTTCGAAGCACCGTACACTGATATCACAAACGATCTATTTGGAAGAAAGGATGCTTATCAAATTTTAAAAACAAAAGGTATGATAGAGTTTAAAACATCATCATTTGTAAGAGGACTCACGTTTGACAACGCAATCATTATCGTAGATGAATGCCAGTCAATGACTTACCACGAACTTGATAGCATTATTACTCGAGTCGGCGAATCATCAAAGATTATTTTCTGTGGTGATACAAAGCAAGACGATCTTCAGCAATCTCGAAACAGAGCAGATATTACAGGCTTACATGACTTTATAAAAGTTTTAAGCGCCATTCCATCTTTTGACGTAGTAAGATTTGGAGTGGAAGATATTGTTCGGTCAGGATTAGTTAAAGAATATATAATTGCAAAAGAAAAACTTTTAGAGGCTGCATAAAATGCCAGAAGCTGCACGTGGAGATTCAGTAGATACTGTGGATACAGTACATCCTGCAACAGGAGACGAAGATACAGATGATAGTTCATTCTGTGACGTAGATCCTATTGACACTACAACCAACGAGTGCAGCGAAAAAGTTTTTGCAATGGGAACAGGTGTTGTTCGTGGAGACAACAAAGTTACTGCTCATCCAATAGGCGGCACCTGTTCTACTCATACTCCAAAATTTAACTCAGGTTCTACTAAGGTTAAAATTGAAGGAAAGAAAGCTGGACGGAAAGGTGATACCTATCTGTGCGGCGCAGAAATAACATCAGGAGCGTCTAAAGTAATTATAGGCGGCTAATTTATATTATGTTTAATCATGTTGAGCACGGCGTGGTGCTTCCCAAATTAACACGCGAAACCACTAAAAGTGGTAGAAAATACTTTACACCGGAAGGTAATGCATATCCGTCAATCACAACGGTTCTCGGTGTATTGAATAAAGAAGGCATTCTTGCATGGCGACAAAGAGTCGGCGAAGCAGAAGCCAACAGAATATCACAACAAGCTGCAACTCGTGGTACTGCGGTACACAAACTTGCAGAAGATTATTTAGATAACAAAGAGGATTGGAACAAAGGTGCAATGCCTTCAAATCTCCAATCCTTTAATGATTTAAAATCTATACTTGACCAACGCTTAAATAATGTTTGGTTTCAAGAAGAGTTCTTATATTCTGATAGACTAAAATGCGCAGGACAGGTTGACTGTATTGCTGAGTTTGACGGTCAGCTTTCTATTGTTGATTTTAAAACATCAAGGAAACCAAAGAAAGAAGAATGGATTACTAACTATTTTATTCAAGCATCTTTTTATGCAGCTGCATTTTACGAACGAACTTCCATACCCATTAAACAAGGTGTAATCTTGATAACTGTAGACGGTTCAGAACCACAAATTTTTAAAGTCAACACTTATGATTATTTAGAGCATTTCATTGCAGTACGAAAAAAGTACAAAGAAATGAAAGAACGCCATTGACATTCATTATGAAATAGATTATATTGATTCTATAAATAAGGAGAATCACTATGACTAAGTTTGATAGAAAAAAGTTTACCTACCACGGCGGATATCTTGAGTACACAGGTACTTACGAAGGTCAGCCAACATGGGATCAAGTTGCTCCTAACTGTCATCCTTCACGCGTAGGTATGCCAAAAGAATTGTTTATCGCTCGCTTTAAGTATAGCGGTGGACCTGTTAAAATGGGTGCTTTCAAAAAGTTCCTTATTAATAACTTCACAGTTGAAGAATATGTTGAAGCTCGTAAAGACGAAGGTATTGACGGTGCTCCGCTTCGTATCTTGCAAAACAAAGGATTTGCTATATGAATATATTTGTGTTATCTGAAGAGCCGCGAGAAGCGGCTCAGATGGTCTGCGACAAACACTGCAGTAAGATGATTATTGAGTCTGGACAAATGCTGTCCACGGCTCATCGTATGCTTGACGGTTACATGGAAAAACGTCCTTCAAAGTCAGGTAAGGTTATGGTTAAGTACTATGTTCATCCTAACAGTAACCTAGAAAATACCTTATATAAAGCAGTTCACCACCATCATCCATGCACAATTTGGTCTATGAAATCAAAGGCCAATTATCTATGGCATTATGAGCACTTTCTCGGGCTTGTAGATGAGTTTCTAGTAAGATACAAAAAGCTTCATATGACTGCAAATAAGTTGACTGAAGTACTTGCTCAGCCACCCGAAAATATACCAGATGTAGGTTTGACAGAATTTCCTCAAGCAATGAATAACTTTCCATTGTGTAAAGTTGCAGGCGATCCAGTCGCGGCATATCGTAAATACTATCATATGACTAAAGACTTTGCCGTATGGAATAAAGGCCGTGAAGCTCCTTATTGGTGGCAAGGTTTTCAAGGATATCCAGCTTGAGATATGTAATCATTGACGAAGAAATGGGAGTATTCCTTGGTACTCATCGTATGCCCGCTCCTGGCGGAAATGGTATACTGAGTATCATGAGAATATTTTCAAAAAATGATATGTTCGGTATCAGCAGGGCATATTCTTTTGATACAAAAAGAGAAGCATTTAAATATATGCAAGCCTTTTTAATTGAGGACTATCCTCTATGTAAAGTTGCGGAAATACATTCTGACGGTCAATATGTTGATGTAGTGGATTTGATTAAATCTGGGTTTACTCAATATACTCATGACATGGTTGACGCTTTGCCAATGTATAACGAAACGATCCACTAAAATAATTTAATTTATTTTCATTTTATTGTTGACATTCTATATAGAATCAGTTATATTATTAATATAACAAATGAAAAGGAATCAGACAATGACAACTCAAGCTCAAAAATTTTGGACGGAAACACCTCTTACAAACGTAGCTAAATTGGTTGCCGTGTATCGTGAATATGCTAAAGATAGCGGCGATCTTTCTGATATGTATAACGAAGATGCTGACGATTTTCACAAAGCTATCAGCTTGTTCCGTCAATCAGATTCCGAAACACTTGCAAACCACGTTCAATTTATGGATACATCACCTCGTGAGGCATTGGTTTTGGCTTTTGCTAAAGACTGTGATAACGAGTTTGTTAAGTCTTACTTTGGTTATGAATTAGCTTAATTAACAGTTGACATTATAATGGAATCAGTATATACTAGTTATATACAAAATGAAAAGGAAAATATACTATGGCACATGAATTGGAAATGATTAACGGTCAAGCTCAAATGGCGTACCGTGAAAGTCAAGGTCTACCTTGGCATGGACTAGGTGTTCCTGTTGGTGACGATATGTCGCCGCAGCAAATGATGGAAGCAGCAGGCCTTGACTGGTCAGTTGAAAAAGTCAACACATTCATCAATTACAACGGTGAGCAAAAAGAAACTGGTCAACAAGCGTTGGTCCGTTCATCAGATGGAAAAATCCTTACACAAGTTGGAACTGGTTGGAACCCAGTACAAAACTCTGAAGCATTTGAGTTTTTTAACGACTTTGTTTCAAACGGAGATATGGCTATGGATACAGCCGGTTCGTTGAAAGATGGCCGTTTGGTTTGGGCTCTTGCCGATGTCCGTGATGGCTTTGAGCTTTTCGGTGGTGATGCCGTTAAAGGCTACCTTTTGTTTTCTAATCCACATGTTTACGGAAAAAGCATTGACATCAAGTTCGTAATGGAACGTGTTGTATGCAATAACACATTGGCTGTAGCTCTTAACGAAAAGAACCAACCATCTGTGCGTGTAAATCACCGTTCAGTGTTTGATCCTGAAAGTGTTAAAGAAATTCTTGGTTTATCTCACAACAAAGTTGAAAAGTTTAAAGAAGCCGCCGAGTTTCTTGGTTCTAAAAACTATGACAAAGAAGTACTTAACCGGTTTATGGCAAAGATCTTTGGAGAGTCGACTCGCGAAGACCGTGATTTGTCGCGAACAGCTGAACGTGCTGTTGAAGTTGTTGAAAACCAACCAGGAGATAACTTCCGCCCTGGCACTTGGTGGAACGCGTATAATGCAGTTACCTATATGGCTGACCATGAACTAGGTCGTTCTGCAGATACACGTATGGCATCTGCTTGGTTCGGAACAAACGCAAAGCGCAAAGTTGATGCGTTAGATCTTGCGTTGGAGATGGCTAATGCTTCGTAAATTTCATAACCATATGAAAAATCTAAAACCTGTTGAAATAGTCCTTTATGGGCTATTTCTAGGTCTAGTAGCAATTTGGCTTGATATGAACTTTATCCCAGGTGGTATATATTAAATGCTTTATCTTTATGGAATTATATTAACTCACATCATAGGTGGCGCTGGATATTTTTATACGCACGGCAACGAATACTTTTTAATTCCAGGAGCTGTATTAATTTTTTATAATATGTATCAGTTTGGAAAGATTTCAGCGTTAATATTGAGTCCCAATTGGACCATTGAGTTAGCGTTTGACGAAGAGTCAACATGGAGAGAAAAGCTTTTGGTGCAAGGCTCAGCTTTAATTACACTTGCGTATCTTTATAAAGCAGGCTATTTCTTTATGGTTGGATTTATGTCATTTTATTCAATTATTGTATTTACTGCGCTGCTTATTACTATATCTAACATCGATATGTCAGAAGGAGACAATGAATGAAAATATTGATCTTTGGGTTGCCTGGGTCAGGTAAAACTTGGCTAGCAGAAAGACTACAAAAGCGTTTGAATTGCGCTTGGTTTAATGCCGATAAAATCCGCGAAATGGCAAACGATTGGGAATTCAGCGAAGCAGCGCGTTTACGTCAAGCTTATCGTATGAAAGGAATTGCCGATTACGAAAAAGAAATGAAACGAACTGTTATTTGCGATTTTGTCTGTCCACTTGAAGAAACTCGTGAAATCTTTGATGCTGACTATACAGTATGGATGGATACTATTAAAGAAGGGCGATTTGGAGATACAAACAAGATGTTTCAAAAACCAACTCAAGCAGATTATCATGTGACTAAATGGTTTGATAACACTGATGAAACTTTAGCTGATGCTGTAGAGCGGCACGTAAGGTTACACGGAAATGTATGATAAACCACAATTTGACTATAAAAAACCAACCACACAAATGTTAGGCCGATGGCAACCTTGGCATGACGGTCACACTGAACTGTTTAAATGCGCACTCGCGGAAACAGGTCAAGTCCTTATTATGATACGTGACGTATTTAATTTTGAAGGAGATGCAGGCGCTGGGCGTACTGCAGCTCAAGATGATAATCCGTTTGGTATGATCCAAGTTGTTGAGAATATCGAAAATGGTTTAGCTGAACACGGATATCACAATGGATTTGAATATATGATTTTAGAAGTACCTAATATTGTTGATATTAGTTATGGCCGTGGTGTTGGATATACCTTTACAGAGCACGATCTTGGTAAAGATATACATGATATATCGGCAACTAAAATCCGTAAACAAATGAGAGAAGAAGGAAAACTTTAATGGAAAGCCCAGTCTTTGAAAAAGGCTACCCTGATTATGATGCTGTTAATCGTAATAATATGGGTGATTTGAAATTTACAACAGCAGGAGATTATTTAATGGCACAAGATACAGCAACAGTAACAGCAGATGAACTTCGCGCATTCATTGAGCGGATTGAGCGTTTGGAACAAGAAAAGAGAGATATCATGGACTCTATCAAGGAAGTTTATGCCGAAGCAAAAGGCAGCGGATATGAACCAAAGGTAATGCGTAAAATTGTCTCAATTCGTAAACGTAACCGTGATGATATTGATAATGAAAACGCAATGACTGAAATGTATATGGATGCTCTAGGAATGTAAATTCTGTTGAAAAGATATAAAAAAGGGGAGCTGAAAAGCTCCCCAATTAGTTTGTGGTAAGTTAACCTTACTTCTTGTTATTAAAACAAGTTGCTTACAGTTACACGACGGTAGTAAACGTTTGAGTCTACAGTCAATGCGCCGTTGCCTTGTGAAGCGCCAGCTGAGAACGGGTTAGAGACCATGCCGTAGCGAGTCTTAAATCCGATTTTTGGCTGGAAGCTGTTTTCACCAACTGCGCGAACCATCTGCAACGGTACGTATGGGCAATAGAAGATACCTGCATCGAAAGATGAAGAACCTTTATAACCTACAACCATGTAGTTAGCTCCGGCATATGGATCGATGTATACTCTGTAACGACCGTTCAGAACACCGGCGAATGTATTGCCTGTATCGTCTACGTCGAGGGCGTTGCTGTTCAACGCTGGAGTATAATCAAGAACACCTGCCATTTGCAATGCGGATGCAACATCGGAGGAACAGATAACCATGTTACCTTTACCACGACGTGTACCTTTTGCAATTGCGTTTGCTTCTTGCTCGATTTGGAACATCAGGCCTTTGAATTTTTCAACTGACCAACGACCATTTGCATCAACATCC